ACAAGGATGCGAGACCAGTTCCTGCGGTCTCGGCCAAACCAATCGCACCGGGGACAACTCCCTTGAAGAATTCCTTGACGTTCCCGCCAAACGTGGTTTCAGGCGCTTCAGGCGGGCGATTCATCAACTCCGCACGGCGGCGTTCAATATCCTTGGTCTGCTGATCGCGGATGTGGCGTTGTGTGGCTAGGACTAGGTCGCGCTCCGAGGCACCAGCGGGGCCTTCAATCTCATAGACCTTCCCGTCCGGTGCGGTAATCTCGTACAGCGGCATATCTATTCCTTATTTTGTGGGCTTCTCGCGAACAGTAAATCCTCCAAGACCGCCCTGTCCACCACCGTAAAGTTTAGCCTGAACAGCCGCCGCCATCGAGTCGTAAGGTTTAGTGGCTTTATCCACAGCGGCATCAATTTCTAATTGTAGAACGGCTTTGTTCCTTAAGGCTTCTTTATCTTTAGGATTGGCCATAAGCGCCATTTCAACTGCTTGTGCTTTTTGTTGGAAAAGTTTAATTACATCTCGCTCGGTCTTGGCGCGATTATTTGTAATGGTGCTCAAGTGCCCTGTTAATTTAGCGTAATCATTTGCATCGCGCTGTGCGGCTGTTGCCGCGTTCTGTGCTTGAATTTTGAGGCGCTCAATCTCACGCATTGCGGCGTTGTCTTTAACTTGAGCCTCAGTTTTAGTAATGTCCGAACCGGCTTGGAGTCCTGAACGGAGTAACTGACTGGCTTGGTCAAAGGTTTTAAATCCACCTTCGATACCGGCAGTAATCGGTGCACGCTCAAGGCCAACAAGCCCTTCGCGTTTACCTTGCAGTTCGTTGAATCGCTCGCGTTTTTGTGCGCGTTGACGGGTATCGTAGTCCATAGCGGAACCTGCACCACCGGCGAACTCGCCCATACTGCGGCCACCCATACCAAGCAGGTAACGCTTGATGCCTTCACGACGTTGCATCTCAGGGTCAAAGTCTTGTTCGTACATGCCCCTGAGCCCCGCGATACCTTCTTCGTATACGGCGCGTTGTTCGGGCGGAAGTTTCAGACGTTCTTCAATACGTTTTTCCTCCGCCAATTTGTCGGCTTGAGGATTAGTTTTTAACGCTGAAATAGTTTGGCGTTCCAACGCGTTTGGCACTGTGTCGATTGGGGGGCCCATCTGTGCATCTGACAATCCGCCCAGACCTTGCTGTACGGGAGGGCGTGGCGCGGCAGGCATAGGAGGGCGTGGCCCTGCTTGTGGGGGAGCCATCGGTGCGGGGGCTGAGGGAGGTACAGCCGCTTGTGGGCCTGCCTTCATAGTAGCCTGAGCCTCGGACACGGGTAGACGATCTGCTTGAGGTGCACTGCGCAAACCACCCAAACCTTGTTGTTGGGGTGCGGCGGGAGGACTTACCGAAGCGGGTAGTGGCGCACGATCAAATAAGCGACTAGGAGGAATCGCCGCGCCGCCACGTTCGGCTAGCATGCGTTGACGTTCGCCCTCACGTTCTGCTTCGCGTTTAGCCGTTTGCGCTTTCTTGGCTTGTAACTCCAATTGCAATATGCGGTTGTTAAATTCGGAGAGGCTCTCACCTTCCTTGCGCTTGCGTTCGGGGTCTTCTACTTCATCACCGGTTTTAAACGCAACGATACCACCTGCGGCCATGGCTTGAGGTTGCATTGCAGACGCCGCGCCTTGTGCGTTTGTGATACCGCCCATTAACTGTTGCATGGCTTGTTTTTGCTCGGTCTGTTGCTGTTGCGCAAGTTCACCGCGCTGTTGAGCAAGTTCGTTCTTAGTCATGTCCATGACTTCTTTTTCGCGCTGTTGCGCTACAGTCATAGAGGACTCACCGTTTGCGGCTTGCTGTTGAGCCATTTGCATCTGCATCTCACGTGCGGCGGCTTCTTGCGCTGACTTAATCTTTTGCAGGGCAAGCAGGTCAATCAGTTGCTGAGACGCAGCGTACTTCTGTTGCAGTGCTTGTGGGTTACCTTTGTAGGCGGCAACGCGTGATGCGACTTCTTGGTCAATCATATTAAGTCCTTATTTAGCCGCAGTCTTACTGCCAAACAAACGATCGTACATGTCCATCAAACCACCGGCTTGACTTCCGGCTTGCGAAATAGCGCTAGGCTGGTTGTACGAATATGACTGTGTTGCCAATGGCAAGTTTTGGAGTAGTGACTGCATGTACTGCACTTGTTTAAGCGGGTAGTCACGTTCGGTCTCAAACTGCGTCTTGTCTGCGGCGATGCCTTCAGACTCAATACCACGCTCAATGCCACCAACGTCGGTTTGTTTCTGTAACGCCGCAAGGCCATATTGGTTAGCCGCATCTTGTGCGGTCTGGGCGCGGCCTTGTTCTGTGTTGAACTGCGCCATGGCTTTGTCATAAGCGTCTTTGTAGCCTGCGCCAGTAATGCCTGACAACTTATCCATCAGTGCGCGATTACCTTCTGACTCCATGATCGCTTGGCGTGAGCCACCATACGCACCGGCTTTAGTGAGGCGACCTGCATCAGCAACACGTGTAATGTCTGCTTGGCGGCGCATCTCAGCAATCTGAGGATCAAGCGCGGCTTGAAGGTACGGGTTCATGTAGTCTTTGGCTTGGGTAGCCGTAAACGTCTGAGGTGTGAACGCACCCATCTTGTCGGTAGGGATGGTCAAACCTGCCAAGCCTTGGAACGCTTGGGTTTGGAGGTTAGATGCACCGGCAGTCAGCGGGCCTGTGTACGTTTGAAAGGGCTCCGAAGCGAGTGCTTGACCGCGCCCGAGCATCTCGGTGACATAAGGGCCGACCCAGTTGGAAAGAGCAGACTCGCGTCCAGTCTCTAAACCTACCATTGGGTCTGCGGGCACTGTTGCGCCAGTTTGACCTGTTGCGCCTGTAGTTGGTTGGCCTGCCATATTAGTACCTTACGCTAAAAATTTATCGGGGTTAATCTTCTTGCCCTGCTTCTTCGTGCCAGTGCGAGCCGTACGAATTTTGTCCATCATGTCATATAGACGCTTTGCACCGGCTTCAGAATTTCCATTACCTAAGTGACTGACCACGTCCGCAGGGATCACAAACTCGCCGTGACTTAATCTTGCCTCTTGTTTACCGCCAATTCGTGCTGGAATTTTATCAGCCATTCCATCAGTTGCGCCACCTAAATATCGACCCCGCGCCATATCTGCAATACCACCTGCCGCGTACTTGGGCACGGGTAAGTCTTGAATAACACTGGAAGCGGCGCGCGGGGAGGCCGCTACTGCCGTTCCACCCCCTGCGGGGGATGTTACTGGAGTAGATGTGGGAAGGGGTTGACGTGCAGGATTAGTGGCGTTTGCGTTTGCAAGAGCCGTGGCTTGCTCTACCGCCGCCGCACGTGCCGCCGCGATTGCGTCTGCATCGTCTTTCTTAACAAACTGAGGCGCAGTGAAGTATTGCTGCCCAGAACTACCGGGACGGCGAGTTGGATCATACGTCATAGGCACGCGCTCGCGCACCGCGTTGTAAATGGGAATACCACCTTGATAGCCAACTTTTTCTTGAGGCTTGTTAGCTTGGTACATGCCATACAAACCACCTGCCGCACCTGCAACAGAGCGCCAGTCAATACTGCCGTCCTTGTTTGTAAACGTCTTCTTTAATGAATTAAACGCATCCGCACCGACCTTTGAGAGCGCTCCTCCTAACTGAGTAGCCAGCGTAGCATCTCCGGCTAACTCAGGGTAGTTTTCTTGAAGATAGGCCGCTGTAGCGGCGTCAAACGCCTCCATGTCGTACTCTTCTTCGTACGGAGTCTCGTATGAGTCTTCGTAGGATGTGTCGTCGGTTCTATCGCCAAAGTATTCGTCGTCCATGATCTTATCCTCTCAAAATTCTGATTAACTCGTCGTTTACGCTGAGTGCGGCATTGACTGCACCGCCTTTGGCCATTTTCTTCTTTGGCTTTTGTTCCGGCTTGTTAGCAAAAATGCTTTCAAAGTCGTAAATATACTCAATATCTTTACCTTCGGGGGTAGTTACATCCACGCGTTGCTGCCCCGCCTGCTGTGGGACAGGTTTTTTCTTTGGTGGCGGCTTCTTCACCACCGGTTTTTTAGGCGGCGGCTTTTTAGGCGGCTCAGGTTTTTTGGGCGGCTCATCCTCATCCTCATCCTCAGGCTCAGGTTTTTTGGGCGGCTCATCCTCATCCTCATCCTCATCCTCATCCTCATCCTCAGGCTCAGGTTCTGGCTCAGGTTCTGGCTCAGGTTCTGGCTCAGGTTCTGGCTCAGGCTCAGGCTCAGGTTCTGGCTCAGTTGTAGTATCTTTATCGGTGCCTGTATCGGCGTCCTTATCAGTACCTGTATCGGCGTCCTTATCAGTACCTGTATCAGCGTCCTTATCAGTACCTGTATCAGCGTCCTTGTCAGTACCTACATCTTCATCAAGCGTTTCATCTTGATTCTCTGTAAATGCAAACTGATTGACCAACTCACCACGATCGGTAATTTGGTTATCCTCGTTAACTTCAATCTCGCTACCAACTTCTGCACCATTATTTTGGACAAGGCCAATCTTGCCGTTAGCGTCTTGAACAATCAATACACCTTTTGCGTTGGGGTCTGCACCTGCTGCACCCACAAACGAGTTATCTGCACTGCCAATAACCTTTGCGCCGCCAGACATTGTGCCCGAACTTGTAAATCCAATCAAGGCGGAAATAGCAGAATCAGATTGCGCGTCGCTAATATCTTTAGCAGTCACAGTGCCGTTGGCGGCATACCGCGTATTAAGCACTTGGGTAAACGTCTCCCCGTACTCAGTCATGTAATTTACAGCCGCTGCGTTTCCTATTTGTTTTGCTACGGACGGCGCCATGACGCTGGTAAGTACAGACTTAGCAATTGCGGCGTTTCCAATCGGGGAGAACAATGCAGTAGCGGCGGCATTTGTTCCAGCACTTTGCATCTGAATGTTGTGCTTCTGCGCGTCATTTAGATCAGTGCGCCCCTCCAACAACTTACCGGCTTCGTGATACCCACTTGTAGAACTCTCGGCAATGTCAGCCACACTAGCCGCCGCAGTTGCGCCTTTAACAGCCCCTGCCGTACCCTTTAGAAGCGCACTACCTGCGCCGAAACCAAGCAGAAACGCTGGGCCTTCTTCGCCTACCTCTGTGGCAGTCATGTTAATCACGCCGCCAATATTCTGTATGCCCGATGTCAACGCAACGAAAGGCTTTAGATAATCCGGCGCGTTCTTGACGTCATTGATAAAGTTTGACTTTTGCTGAGTAGTCTCTGCAGTGGTCAGACCTTTGTAGTAGTTAGCCACATCACGGCCGACAGTACTTAGCAAATTATCTTTAGAGATAAGTGATGACGTTGTACCGGCTTTATCGTCGCTTGTTGTAGTGAGAATGTTGCCGAGATCACCAAAGAAGGTTGCAAAGTTTCCAAAGCCTTGGCCTAGACCGCGTGAAGTATCAAGTACCACATCACCCATGCGCTTGATGGTGCGGATTGAATCGTCTACTGTGCCAATCGGCACGCCAAGAACTGTAGGCCCACTGTATGTTATTGGTGCGGTGCCCTTGGTGGAATTCGCAATGTTGGTAAGTGTTTCGGTAGCGGCGGCTTCGCGTGCGGCTGTGTCGGTCTGTGCGGCAACAGTCTTGGACGCATCAGTAGTAGTTGCCAAATTTCTGGCGTTGAGTGCGTCAATAGAAGATACCGCAAGATCGGGACGTTCAGCGGCTGTGGCCGTACTCTTAAGTTCCACCTGCCCAGTCTTAGGATTAACCCATTCAAATGTTTGGCCTGCGCCAAGTTCTTTACGCGCTAATGCAAACGCGTCATTAAAATTTGTAGTGTTTTTGATTGTGTTGCGTGTCTGGTCGTTTGCAGCATTTTTATCTTGCGCCCCTTGCAAATTACCAAACTCGGTATCGACAAGCGTATCAGCACCCACAAGAAGGTTATTGGAATCCCCAACATCTAACTTATCAATATTAGTTACACCATCACCAACGGATGAAGTAACGTCTTTGGTTGCAAGGTTTGAAGTAACGGTGTCATTACCCGCTGCGCCTGTGACTGTATCGTTGCCCGTTGCGCCTGTGACTGTATCTGTACCTTTTGTATTCGCGCCCTTGGCTTCCGCAATAGCGGAATTGGCTGCGGCAATCGCAGTGTTAATAACAATCTGATCCAGTGGCTTACCTGAGACTACACCAGTCACGGCGTTGGTAACCATCTTCTGTTGGTCAGCGGTTAGATTACCAAACCCGTCGATATTACCCAAGAGTGAGTTAACAGCGCCGTTAACTCCACCAGTAGCCGCGCCTCTTAACATGGCTTCGCCTACATCTTGACCGGAAAGCAATGCAGTGCCCGCAGAAACCGCAGCGTTCTGGAAAGAGTTGGTTAATGTCTTAGTAAGTTCAGGGGACAGGTTAAGGTCTTTAATAAATGAAGCGCCCTCCCCCATAAAATCCATGCCGGGAATCTGCGAGCCAGCAAAACTAATTGCCGCGCCTTTAATCGCATCTCCAATGTCTTTACCACTCAAAACATTCAGCGCCAAATTAGCAGCGATCTGTTGTGGAATAGACAGGCCACCTGTTGCAACGGCAAGACCAATTTGCCCAATAGGGCCAAGGTCTTGCATCAAGTTAGCAAGATCGTTTGATGAAGCCTTAGTGGTATAAAAGATAGGTGTACCATCAGCCGCGAATTGCACGCGGTATCCTGTGTTACCGGAACCCGCAAACGTGCCGCCCCAAGCGTTACCAGTCTGACGTTCGCTGTACGTGTTGGGAACTTCTTGACCAGTTATTTTATTGCCGTATGTTTTAACGACCTGCTCGGGGACTTCAACTGTGCCCTGTTCAGTTTCGTATGTGTACCCCGGAATGGTTTTCGTGATTTCGCCAAACTGATTGATGTCAGTAATACCGATACTAGACAAAATAGCGGCCATGTCTGCGGCATTAGCCTGCGCACTACCGAAGCCTTCACCCTGCCACTTATTTGTTAAGTTCTGGCCGAGAATTTGATTGGTCAGCGTGGCTGTAGCGACGGAGCCGGTATCTTTAACTGTGTTCCCTTCGGCGTCAACAATTGCGCCAGTATTGGTAAGGAACGTGCCGTTCTTCAGGTCAGTGGCTTTAGATAAATCAACTGCGCCTGTGGCAGTATCTGTACCTTTTGTAACTGCGGCGGTTGCGGCAGCGGCGGCATCAGTTTCTGAATCTGTTTGCGTTGAAGTCTGTTCTGCAATTTCTTTAGCGGCAACTTTTGCTTCGGCGGGAGAAGCACCGCGAGCAATTAGTTCTTGATATGCTGCAATAACAGCGGCGTTATAACGCGCTGTGCCTTCGTCGTTTGTGTGTAGCGGGTCTTTAAGTAAAGTCTTATCCTGCAGAATGTCACCCATCACATCGACTAACTCTACGTTGTCATGTTTAGCCGCAATATCTGAGTACAGTGAATCAATCTGAGCATTGAAGTTATTGGTTACAACATCGTTAACTGATGCGGCATAGGGTGAACCTGTCAATACAACGTCAACACCTTGGTCTGCAAGGAGAGAAACAATCTGATCAATGTTGTTGGTGATTGTGGCCCTATCGACCCCCTGCAAAAAATCAACGCCGCCGGTTTGTAAAAACACAGTTGCGTCATCGGCAAACGACCCGCCGTTATCTAAAAACGTTGTAAGTTGATTAAGCGTATCGGCTGTAGTTGCACCGCCCACCGCAGTGTTAAGTGTGTTTTGACCGGTAAGTGTTGTAAGTTGATTTGCAAGGTCGGTGTTTGTACTGTTCCAACTTGCACCGGCTAAGATGTTACCAGTCAGAACGTTACCTGTGGTTGTACTTGTACCTGTGGTTGTGTCTGTACCTGTACCTGTGGTTGTATCTGTACCTGTAGTTAGACCTGTACCTGTAGTTGTATCTGTACCTGTAGTTAGACCTGTACCTGTGGTTGTATCTGTAGTAACTGTTGCGCCGGGGAGTGACCCTAACCCTAACGCTGCGTCGTATCGAGATTGCACGCTTGATACATCAGTTCCTGTAGCGCGGGCAATATCTGCTGGCTTAAGGCCGAACTCATCCATCGTGGAAGCAATAGTGGCGTCACTCGCCGTAGGATTGGATAAGAACCAATTAAATATGTCTTGGTCTGAAATAGTCGGAGCGTAATCTTCAAATAAATCTTCGCCCCATTGTTGTCGTCCATAATCAATAGCCATATCTAATCCTTACGGGGGAGGTGTCGGGCGTGGGTCAGGTAACCGCGCAACATAGTTTACCGCCATTACCGCCGAAGCTGCGGCTGGGTATGGGGCAGAGGCTGGAATAGTTTCCAACGTAACATTGGTGTCGTCTGCGCCCCACTGCATCTCAATGTACTCACCAGCAGCCAAGTCGATGTCAAAGTTCCAACTCGCGTTCATGTGGTTATCTGAACCTTCAATCGTGTAAAGGTGAGACGAGTAACCAATCGTGACGTTGTTACGTTTAATCCAAATCTGCACATCTTTGCCAGATGAATTGGTGCTTTTTAATTGGGCAGACAATTGGAAGTTATAAACGCCACCAACGCTTACTTCAATCTTAGATGTACTACCAGACTGCAAAGCAACATTGTTATTCAGATAAGTCTGGTTGAACGTGATGGGGTAAGCCGTGTTTACTGCAGCCAGCGTCTGGTCTACCGTGCTAAAGAACAGACCGTTTGGATTGTTAATCAGGCCGGGATCAATTGAACCGTCAGTCTCAAGCTGGCCAGTCAGTGCATCCAAGCGGTTGAAGTACAGACGCAGAATGTTAAGCATCTGGTCAAAATACTGGCGGTTGTACTCTTCCGGAGGTAGCGGCAGATTTGGTGCGGCTACCTTGTTAAGTTCAAACTCAGACGTAATGATGTATGTCATCGTCTGCCGTCCGGTCTGATGTCAATACGAGTCGAGCCAAGTTGCCATGCAGTTCCAATGTTGTCAGAACTTACTTTCAAGATTAGTTGACGACCACGCACGCGAGTGTATACCTGCCCTGTAAAGCCTTCGGTCACTGTGTACGCTGCACCTGTAAGTTGATCCACGTTTGCAGTTACCGCAGTGCCTGTACCTGAGCCTGAGTTTCGCAGGGGGTATAAAGTGTACGTAACTTGCGGAGTTGGCGATGCGGCAGAGCCTGAGAACGTCAGGTCAGGCAACATCCTCCAGATAAAGCTGAAGTGGTCGCCATCGTCAATATCAAACTCAGCAGAAGAAATGTACGCTTCAATACCGACTGGTGTACCTGTGGTGTTGTCGTCTATACCATATTCGTGGTTGACCAAGTTGTGGTCGTATGTCGCCGCAATAGGATAATCACGCAGACCAGAATCAAGCCACGCTGTACGATCCATTGTGCCGTAGTACCACACCTTCTCTTGGTAGTTGAAGACTACGTACTTATCCACTTCGTTACTGCCAGCGGAGCAGTAGAACCACCAAACTTCATTAAAGCCTTCGTTGGTGCTTGCAAACACTTGCTGATTCTGGCTCAGGTTGATGTCCTGATAGATGTAGCGGCGCAAGTCGCAGTTCAGTGTTTGTAAGCGGCCATCGTACATGTAGAACTTATCAACGCCCATCCAGTACACCACACCAGAAGCCTGAGCCGCCGCGTTCTGGCCAAGGATAGAGATGTTGTCACCCATCAACTGGCTAGACCAAACCACAGGCTGGCCGATGTACTGCAATGAATAGATGGCCGAGTCAGTCCACACCAGAATCTCTTGGCGGGTTTGGATGGCGGTGATAATACTTGAGCCGTGGGACAGCGTCACGCTACCGGCTTGATTGGTGGCCGATGGTGTCCAGTCGACCAAAGATTCTTGGTCTGACCAGCGAATCAGCATTGGGTTCTGCACGCCAACAGCACCAATGTCATCACAGCCAAACGCAAACACAAAGCGGCTTACGTCAGAAACGTAGATATAGTTCTGGATGGTTGGGCAGTTTGATGAGCCCGCTAAACTGTTCAGATTCACGCCGTTAGGCAGGATGTAGTGTGTACCAGACTGCGTGCCAGTAGTAGCGATAGCAGAACCACCTGCGGTGGCTGCAAGGTTGAACGTTCCACCACTAGCGTTAACAACATAATACGTAGTGCCGGGCGACAGGCCAGTCGGTAATGCAGCGGGGTATCCACTATTAACCAAAATAACAGGCGTGCCGTTAGTCAGACTAATCGGCGCGGTGATCACCGCAGGGGTAGCAATCGTGATAGTTACAGGCGCAGGGTCGACGCCAAATGACGCATCCCAATAATAGATCGGGCCACCACGGTAGCCGTAGACCAAGTCTTCACCAAAGTTGTTTTGACTCCACAGACGCAAAGCAGAAGAAGATGTACCACCAAAGCCCCATGCACCAGCGCCCCACGCGCCGCCACCCCAGCCGGACAGTGGAATCTCAAACTCGTTACCTACGTTAATCTGGTAGACGGCGTTAACTGTCGTACCACCCCCGGCGGCTACTGTTGAAGTTGCTGCCGTAGAAGATGTAATGGTGTATGTATTGGAATCAATGACCGTGAGTTGATACTCGTTGTTCAGGTCAAGCCCGCCCACAGGTGCAACGTTACTAAAAGACACAAAGTCCCCAGTCACCGCACCGTGAGACGTGTCTGTTACTGTAACTGTAGTACTGAGATTGGTTGTAGCAAACGGGTTGCTTAGGATTGCCGTTGCTCGAATCGGCGTGATGTCGTTGTAGTCGCCACCCAACTCAAGATAGAACTTCAGGTTAGTACCAACACCCACCAGATTCAAGTTTTCTAGTGTGATCCAGTTCCACAATGAACGGCACAGACCTTGGAATGTAGATACAGAAATGCGTTCCCAACCGCCAATCTTTTCGGGTGTGCCTTGGCGAAACCGTACCTTGTCGGACTCGTACCAACCATTCTCGTTGGTGTATCGGGTATTCTCCCGGTTTACCCCCGGCTTCAGGATAAGTTTTTTTATTGGCATCGGTTAGTCCAGCAGTGCGCACTCAGCCGTGCGGCGTTTAAGTAGTCCCGGCAAAATCTTGCCGCCACCCCTAGTCCAGAGCATAAGTTGTTCCTTGGCTCCTTCCCAGTCTCCGGCGTTGATTTTCCTCTTTAATGTACTTGTTTGCAAGCGCCCAATACCTAGGTTGTAGCAGAAATCTACGATGGCATTTAGCTTTCTTGGATCGCCCTGCGATGCAATTACCAACAGGTTTGGGCACTGCCTGATAGCACCCGGTGCGTAAGTATGTAGGAGTTCAGTCATCAAAAGCGCCCGTGCCGTGGGCTCATCCATCGGCGGGTCTTGAAGCGTTACTTTACGCCCGTCAGCGTAGTATGTAGAACCGTAGCCAATCGTCGCCACACCAGCCGGACAAAGGTAGGGCTTGGCCCGATACCCCTCAAACCGGCGGCACAGTTCAGCGGCAAGCTCTAAGTTCATAGGCCGCGCTGCTTGAGAGTTCTATCGAGGAACCAGTAGTTAATGGTGCCTGACACCAAAGCGCAGAAGTCTACAGTCATCATGGTCTTGAACACAACTTCAGGAGAAGCACCAGCTTTGTGAGCCTGCCAAGCAAACCACATGTGGATGAACGACCACAACGCCATGATCCAGTAGGTCACGATAGGACGCACAGATGCAGACAGACTAGCCGCCCAGCCACCTGCCGCTTTGACCATCTCGGCTTGCTGATTGATAGCAGCGCTGAAGGCATCCATGACACCGACATCCAAAGCCGCTTCACGATTTGCACCGATCTCAGCAAGGCGTTGCTGGCCACGAAGTTGTTCTAGTTCGCACTGACGGCTGAACATGGCAAGCTCATGCTCACGCTCGCTTTTCTTGTCAAAGTACTTGAGGACTTCAGGCGCAAGGCGGAACAGGCCACCAATCACACCACCAAATAAACCGCCAGATAGGATTTCAAACATTGGATTCCTTAATCGTAAACATCAGGTTCTTGTGTGCTGGGTAGTTCACAACCACTTCACCTTCTGGGCATTTGTACTTGATGTGCGCCATCAACGTGGCGACACCGGGTGTTACTTGCGAAGTAGTATCAAGCTTGAACTTGTACCCAAACTTATCCACCGTGTCGCTGGCTGGGCCTGAGAATGTTGCAATGCTGGGCTTGGCTGGGTGTACGACCAACTCAGAATCCCGCACCTCTAGTTTGAATGACGTGACTTCACAGTCGTCCCTGATCTTTTGACGAGCCACTACAGCTTTGAATTCGCCGTCGGCAGGTGCATCGGATATTTGAAAGTGCTCTGGTGCCCACTTGAGGATGTCTTTATGGAACACACCAAACTTGTCGGCAAGCGTGTACCCACCGCCAACCATAGCAGTTGAGGCAGTTATCGCACCAATGATTTTGGTGTAGTACTCAAGTTCCATCTCACCCCCACATCCAAATAATCGTGTATGTCCCCCATACAACGAAGACGGTTACAAAGGCCGCAACGATAAACGCTTCAGCCCAGTCACGCATGGTTAGGGAGCGTCAGGCCAAGTGACTGTCCAAGGAAAGCCAGCTTGACCGGTAATGTCACGCAGTGCTTGACGGTATGTAGCCCATGCAGCTTTATCTGCGGTGCTGTCAGCAATCTGTGTCCAGTCGCTGTCCTTGAGCATTTGGGTACGTTGGTTGCGTACACTTGTAGCCTGCTCTGCGTCCTTACGGGCTTTGTATTCGGCTTCGTTTTCAGCGGCTGTTTTAGCAGGCTGTGTTTCTGTTGCTGGGGTGTCTGTGAACACTGGGCCGAGGATGTACTTTGTGTACCACTTGCCGTCAACTTGCTCTACGCCTGCACGTTGGCTGTATTGGTAGACTGTACCGCCTGTAGCTTGTGGGCCTTCAAACACGATGTCGCCAGCGGGGTCGCTGGTGTATGTGTCAAGCCATTCTTGCGTCAGTGGACGGGGTGGCAAGTTCTGGGCAAAGCGAGTACGGAACTCACCTTCATACATAACTTCACCTGTTGAACGTAAACGAATTTCCATGATGTGCTCCTTTTAAGCAATTGCGAGAAAGATGTATGTGCCGCCGTTGGCGTTTAAACCTGCGGGTGCAGCGGCTGTTACTTGAAAGCCTGTTGTGTCTGTGTCAACGTAGTTAGTGCCTGTAACTTCAGCGGCTGTGGAGTTTAGCAACAGGTATGGATCATTGCTTGATGTGATGCCCCGTGCGCTGTCGTAAGTAAACCAGTCGCCCGTGCTATCAGTGCGCTTGATAAGCACAAATCTTGCACCCGCAGTAAACCCGCAGTTGACAGTTTGCAATGCGCCTGTGCCCGTGTATGAGCCTACTTTGGAAACACCTGCGCAAGTGGCAAATAGGTAAGCTACGGCTGTTTGTCCACTTTGGTTAATGTTTGTTGAAGCTCCCAAAGAAAAAACTGTACTTGTAGGCGCAGTTGAGTTCCATAAAACACTAGAAGTAGCTACTGCGGCTGTGTCATTTAAAAACAAATAAGCATCGGCATTTGCAAGCGGGGCGGCATAAACAGCCCAGTTACTTGTGCCATCTATACTACGTTTTTTTGCAATCATCAACTCAGGCGCAACACCTAAGTTGTGGGTTAGTGTTTGAGTCGCACCATTTCCTGTATAGCAAACCTCATCAAAGAAGCTAGGGGCACGTTGGAACATCCAGTCTACAAAAGTTAAACTTGAAAAATTTAAATATGCGTCTGTTCTATTTGTACCTGTATTTGACTGAAATTCATTTGTTAAATTGGCACTCCAATTTTGTTCTACGTCTGTACCTGAGGAAGACAAAACTCTTCCATTTCCACGAAGTCTATCTACAAAAGCTTGTTGCCAACTTTGCCCACCAGTACGGCATCCAACAAGCTCCATATCAACTCGGAAACCCGCTGTGATTGTTTGAGCCGAAGAATTTCCCGCATATGTAACGGGCGCAAACACCTTAGTCGCATCTGTAGGCACTTTCATTGGGCCTCTACGAATAGCTATGTAGATGTACGAGCCTGCCCCCCAATCTGGAGACGTTGTGAATCCTGTTGCTGTTGGGCGAAGTCCATATCCCGTTGTTACTTCTGATCCACTAGTGTTTGAAAGCAACCAATAGTTTGAACCAGCCACATCACCATTAGCTGTCATTTGACGCATACTGTCAGTCATGTACCAATCGCCACTTCCTGTGGTTTTCCATAAAATCCATTGTGGTTCCCAACCTAACGTAACTGTAGAACCCCCAGTTGTTGATCCACACGAAATAACATTGTCTGTACCAGTCAAGCCAAAGCCTCCTGCGTCATGGGCGAATAGATAGGCCACAAAAGTGTCGCCAGAACTGTTGACGCCACCATTATCGCCAACTGTAAATTCAGTTGATGTAGGTTCTGTATCATTCCAGATTGTAGAACCTATAGCACTAGCATTTGTAACATTTAATTGTAAGCTAGCAAGTGCGGTCAATTCTCGGTGGTACACTCGCCAATTAGTACCAGAGGTGCTTGTTCTTTTAACAATAATACAACCAGGCACAGAGTTAAGATTGTGCGCCACAGTTCTTCCCGCAACCCCATTCCCCGTACTAGTGTGTTTAGTCCAGAGGTGCAAACACCAGCTGGCGGTTTTTCCATAGCAGCGGCTAATAGTGGCTTCCCAATTGATTGGTTGCCAACAAGACAAAAGGATGTTGTAACTAATTGGTATCAGACAAGTCGGTTAACTAACAACTATATGTCGCCAAGTACAACTGAGGCGGAAGCGGCTTACACATACGGCTTCGATTTTATGCAAGGCGTTAGGGCTGAATGGTCTACTAACACAACTGTTTCATATGCATTCAGACGTGCCCCCATCTTCTTTGATGTGGTTTGCTATACAGGGGAGGGTAACGGGACAATAGTTCCGCACAATCTTGGTGTTGAACCCGAATTATTTATAGTTAAAAAAAGGTCAGGTGCTGCTGACTGGGTTGTTCGTGCTCCGGGTACGGGGGCAGATAGATATTTGATTCTAAATAAAACAAACGCTCAAGCAAATGTTTCTGGTTGGTACT